CTATGTGGATGTTCCCACACGCAGGAGTAGCACCTATAACTGATGACAAATATATTATTGGAACTTATTTACATTACACTTAATGCCAAGCATAGAAACTATTGCAATCAGTAAACTCATTACCAGTGAGGAATACACACGCAAAGTATTACCTTTTATAAAGGAAGATTACTTTGAAACACTGGACATGAAGACACTGTTCGGTGAGATAAATGATTACTTTACAAAGTACGATCAAGTACCTGAGATTAATGCCTTAAAAATTGAGATAGATAAGAGGAAAGATCTTAGTCAGGAAATTGTAACAGAGATTGAAAAGTTTCTTGACGAAAGTATTGACAAACAACAATATAATGATGACTGGTTAGTAGAAACCACAGAGAAGTGGTGTAAAGAACGTGCTATCTATCTTGCTCTAATGGATAGTATTAAGATTGCTGACGGTCAGGATAAGACACGTCAAAAGGATGCCATTCCACACATAATGTCGGAAGCATTAGGCACATGTTTTGATGAAACAGTAGGGCATGATTACATACAGGACGCAGATGAAAGGTACGACTTCTATCACAAAAAAGAAGACAAAATTCCATTCGATCTTGAATACTTCAACAAGATTACAAAAGGTGGTTTACCTAGCAAGACTCTCAATGTCGCACTTGCTGGTACAGGTGTCGGGAAGTCTCTATTCATGTGCCACGTCGCTAGTTCCTGTCTCATGCAGGGGAGGAACGTTCTCTATATTACACTTGAAATGGCAGAAGAGAAAATTGCTGAACGAATTGATAGCAACCTCCTCGACGTCCCGATCAAACAATTAAGTGACCCTCTGTTTAGTAAGCAACAGTTTAGAAATAAAGTAGATGTATTAAATAAGAAGACACAAGGTAGGATAATTATAAAAGAATACCCAACAGCATCAGCACATGTAAATCATTTCAAATCATTATTGAATGAGTTGTCTATGAAGAAGGGATTCCAACCTGACATTGTGTTCATTGATTATCTAAACATCTGTGCAAGTGCTAGATATAAAGGAACCATAGTAAACTCATACACTTTTGTTAAAGCGATTGCAGAAGAACTTCGTGGTCTTGCGGTTGAATGCAATGTACCAATCGTCACCGCTACTCAAACTACTCGTGCGGGTTATGGGAGTAGTGATGTTAGTCTTACTGACACAAGTGAGTCTTTCGGTCTCCCTGCAACTGCTGACCTTATGTTTGCTCTTATTTCTACCGAAGAGTTAGAACAACTAGGACAGATTATGGTCAAGCAGTTGAAGAATAGATATAATGACCCTACCATACACAAACGTTTCATTGTCGGTATTGACAGAGCGAAGATGAGGTTGTATGATTGTGATCAGAAAGCACAAGAGGATATTGTTGATGCAGGGGACACCCTCAAAGACAACTTCCTTGAACTCAAAACTCAAAACAAATTTGACGGTTTTAAAATATGACTAAAAGAGAAGACGTAAACGTCGATTACAATAGTGCTGACAAAGCATCAAAGGCAGCAGAGAATGTCATGAATCACATGCAAGATGTGAAGGAGGGTATGTCTGACAATGCCAAGAAGGTTGCAGAGGACACACCTACCACACCCGAAGAGTTTATCAATAAGAAAGGGTTCACTGCATGGAGGGCAGCAGAGGAGGTCAAAGAGAAACAGAAAGCAAAAGAAGATCAAGAAAAGTTTGCAGTTGACTTAGACAAATACCTTGAATTTTGTGAGAATACATGTAGTAATTTCTCAAAAGATCATGCAGCATATATAAAGAGGTTGAACGATTTGAACGAACTTGGTTGTAACATTTCTCTTCTAGATACTGCTGCTAATGGTCTCTCTGCTGAGGCGGGTGAGTTCATGGAAATAGTTAAGAAGATGAAGTTCCAGGGTAAACCATGGGACGAAGCAAACAAGGAACATCTAATCAAAGAACTAGGTGACATCATGTGGTATGCAGCACAAGCATCAATGGCACTTGGTCAAAGACTAGATGATGTAATCTATGTAAACACACTTAAACTCGCAAAGCGTTATAGTGGTGGAGAGTTCAACGTAAGTGATTCAGAAAACAGGGCACCAAATGACATCTAAACACGGAAAATTAGATCCAGAAGAAAGGGTATTAAGTAACCCAGTTAACCTTAGAGAGGTCATGCATGATGACGATGATGACATCAAAGAGGAAATAGCAGAAGGTTGGTATCCATTAAAGTCTGACTGATAAATAGTCCTATGAGCAGGACTATCAAAGAAGCATGGACTGATTACGAAAGGTACTACGCAAAGGGATTTGCAGTGGTTGCCAAGAAAGATCTTCCTGTCTATAAACAACTGACAGGTAACTATGTCATTTCTACAATTAAAAAAGGATCACAAGTTACTACTAAACCTGTTACAGGTGGGTATCAATCAAGAGTAGAAGTAAAAGAAGGTTGGGTTAATATAACTGCACTAGGAAAACCAGGGAAGAATAAGATAAAGATGCCTTCGTTGAAACCACAGGATTTCGACATTGCTTTCAATACTAAACAAGACTTTAAGAAATATTATAAAGATGTAATAGGTGCCATCATGAAAAGGGATGGATTACCTAAACCATTAGAGGAATATCTGGTACAGTTAATTAAGTTCTGCTATGAACATAAGGATAAACCAGAGTTGATGGAAGCATTTAATACATTAAAAGAGACAGAGTACATAGATGCTGTTAGTAATATTGCAAATGATTTCTCTGAGATCATGGCACCACTGTGTGTTCTTGAACGTGGTGCAGAAAGACTAAACAAACTAGGGTATAGAGGTCTTAATAAGAACAACGCACAAATTTACATACCATACCAAGGTAACTATCCATTACTTGACTTCATGATATATGATGACAAAGACGTGGAGTATAAGTTTTCTGTTAAGAGGGCGGGTAAGACAACTAACACAGTCAAACCACAGGATATTATAGATCTTCTAGACGCTAGTAGTAATACTAAGTTTGTTAAAGAGTATAAGAGAACAGTTCCTTATCAAATATTAAAAGACTTAGCAGAAGCATCAGCATCATTAGGACCTTTCAAGGCATTTAAAACACTTGTAAAAGGATTTCCTGATAGAACAGTTTCTACTTCGATCTTACAGATAATAGATAAGATGTTACCAGATAATAAGGTGCCAGATGTAGAACTGTACCAAGAGCAGTGGACAGAGATCATGGGTATATACTATAATATGGGTATAGAATACTGGGGCAATGCTCCACACAGTAGTGGTAACGTTGGTATCGCAAGTCTAACCTGTCAGATGGCACTAGAAAAGGTTACGAAGAATCAAAAGTTGTTTAATTACAGAGACATCGTAGAGAAATTTGTTATGCAAGAGATTTGTTTTTACAAATTTGATATTAAGAAAGGTATGCCTGAGTTCTACTTGGAGAATCATCTATATAATAGAATAAAGCAGAGTGATACTTTTTATCTTAGAGTTAAATCATCTATCGGTAGACCATACAGAGATAAAGTCGGAGTACAAGCATGAGTAAGAACACACACCTCGAACATTTAGAAGATGATATATTTAATGATGGATATAATGGTGCACTGAATGGCATCAACTTTTTAAACTCACTCGTAGATATGTTGACCACTGGTAAAGGTGGGAACAACACGAAGGTTACAGTCAAATGGGATGGTGCTCCTGCTGTTATATGTGGTACAGATCCAGAACTAGATCTGTTCTTTGTAGGAACTAAGTCTGTATTCAATAAGACTCAACCAAAGATATGTTATTCGCATGAAGATATAGACAATTATTATCAAGGTGAGTTAAATGATAAGTTAAAGAAATCATTTGATCATCTATCACAGTTAGATATCAAGGGTGTGATACAAGGTGACCTCCTCTATACAGAGACACCTCCTATCGTTACCATGGGTGGTAAGGTATGCTATAAATTTAAACCTAACACTATCACATACTGTGTAGAAAAGAATACAGAAATGGGAAAGAAGGTTGGACACTCTGACCTAGGTATAGTATTTCATACAAGATATACTGGTCCTACCATTGCTACTATGACAGCAGGATTTGGTGTAGATGTATCAGGTATGCAAAATAATAAACTGATAGCAGTGTTCTCGTCTGCATTTTCTAATGTAAATGGAGTTGCAAACTTAACACCAACAGAACTATCAAGTGTAAAGAATGATATTAGAATGGCAAAGACTAATCTATTACGCTCTAAGACATTCTTAAATGCAATAGGTGGTGGTACAAAACCATTTAGTTATGCTGCTATGTTTAAAAAGTATATAAACATTCTAGTTAGAAACAATAGTATCCCTGCTAGTGCAGAAGCAATGGCAAAAGGATACATATACTATGTTGATAAAGAATTTGGTAAAGAAATTGAAAAGAAAAAGAGTGAGAAAGGAAAAGAAAAATGGGAAAAACAAAAGAAAGAGAATCTAACTTATCTAAATAGTAACAAGAGTGTCATTTTCTCTGCCCTTACTGGATTCAAACTGTTGATGAAGGCAAAGGTTAAGATTATAAATAAATTGAAGAAGATAGAAGGTGTCGGCACGTTCCTTGAAGACGAGGATGGATACCGAGTTACAAGTCCAGAAGGATTTGTTGCTATCAAAGATGGTTCAGCAGTCAAATTAGTTGACAGACTTGAATTCTCTCGTGCAAACTTTACTGTGGCAAAGAATTGGTC